ATCTTGATGCGACTTAAAATTTCACGCGCTGTTGGTGCTTTGTTTGCTAGAATTGCGACAAGTTTATCTTGATTGAACAAGATGTACCAAAGAATATATCCAACAACCATGGTTGTTTTGCCAAGCTGACGTCCTGCTTTTAATATTACACGACGATTTTCGTTAATATCTGCAATGGCTTCTTTCTGAAACGGATACAATGAGATATTCACAAAACCTTTATCAAGTGTAATGATCTTCACATAACGCTCGATAAAATAAATCGGATCTTCTGAGCAACGCAAAAACTCACGGACTTCATCCTCCGTAAGTGATACTGGCATATTGACTCGTTTTAAATTGGGATTACCAAGATAATTTTTAATTTTAGCTGGCAGATTCATTCTTTAATTTCTTTAGCAACTCAGTTGTAGATCCAACAAAAACTGCTTTATCAACATTAATATTTGTTTGTGTTGCTTCTTTTGGTTTTAAATCATGTTGTTGTTTCTGAAGAATCATGAGTTTCTCTGTGACATCAGAGAGATTCTTGATCATATTTGCAGCAACTTCATATGCTCTTGGGTGTTGTGATTCTCGAGCAACTTCAAGAATACCGTCAAGGGCTTCGTTGCCTTTTTCAATGAGGTTGTAATAATTTGCACGAGAATAATTCGCGTCTGGATTTTCAGAAGAATCTTGATGAACTGTTATGGGCTTGTCTTCTTTTACAACAGGTACATAATCAGTGTTTAGAATTTCTGCTAGGTTTTTATCTGTTTCGCTCATAAATTATGAAATGTTAGGTGCACTTTCTATTGCTATGTCAAATCCAAATGCAGTATTTGCATTTGCTGTGTTTGGGTCTGGTGTGACTGTAATGCTATTTAACTGATAATCTGCAGCAGATCTATAACTTGATAAGACATATGATGTATTTGTTACAGCTCCAGTTACTCTTGTATTCACATCAAATGATCCAGAAATATCATTCACAATCAATGTATTTGCGACAGTATCCCATGAAGAGACAAATCCACTGGCAGATGCACCGTCAATATTTCTTCCTTGAAATACCAACTCACCTGCTTGATAATCTCCAGTTCCACTTGACATTAAGAATGCTTGTGGACCTGTATTGCTTGTATTAAATTGGAATGTATTTGCTGTTGATTGACGAATGACTCTCACGTTACTTTCTGGTCCATACAAATATCCACGCATCTGGAATCCAAGACTCCATTGTAATATTCGTAATTCTTGTGGTGGACCATCAGAACCACTAGAATTATAATCAACACTTTGAAGTATTAGTGGAACGTCTACTGGATTGCCAATGTCTACCAAATTTAATGTCATTGTGTAATCAGGATTAAAATATGGTAGAATTTGTTCAATCAATTGCGTTCCATCTTCTGTATTGCGAACATAGATGTACAATTGAAAGTTAAAATTGTATGGTGCCATCGTAACAGTTTTAAGTGACGTATCATCTAATGCACCAAATTGTCGAATGTATGGAGAAATTTTACGAGAAGGATCATATGCAATAGAACTCAATTCAAATGACATTCTAGGCAAAGTGATTTGAACTTCTTTTTCGAGTTTTGGATCTTGAGTGATGCGCTGATAAAACTTTTCTTTAGTGACATAATTTAACGGCACTGTAATTCTTTCAATTTCAGTTGTACCTGCTAAATTATAACGATGTAATCTTAAATTATTGAACATGGTGCCGAATGCGACGACCATCTTTCGAGTAATTCTGTGATAAAAATGTTGATTTGATAACATCAGAAATTCTCGTCTGTAGTTCCGAATGGATTTGTTTCAGTCCAATCAAGAATGTTATCTGCTTCTGTTTCAATGAGAACGTTGTTATCAAACAGATCTGGTTTGTTCTCTTGTGGATTTCCGCTTGAAAGAAACCAAGCTGCACCTGATGCAGTGCTTCTTACGATTGAGTTTGCAGCAAATGATCCTTTGATATTTCTAAGAGTTAACTTTCCAGTTGGACGATCCCAACTTGAAACATACGCTTTCGCAGTTGCTGTTTCAAGAGTGAGTCCTTGATAAACAATCTCGTGCTCAAGATAAGTTCCAAATCCACCTGCCTGCATTGTATACTCAATACCGAAGGCGCGACTGTCTGCAACGTTGTCAATTTCTTCAATTCCAGTTGTAAGTCGTTCGCCATTATATCTAAAGACTTCGAGATTTAGTCCGTACATATACGGTGCTTGTTTACCTGCTTGGAAGAAGTTTTTTTCTTCTTCAACAAATCTGATTTCAAGTAACTTCTTTTGAACACGAAGATAAATCAAATCACCTTCTTTTGGGACATTGCGAACTGCGGTTGGAACATTTCTTTCAAATGTTCTACGAGCCACAGCAACTCGAGCTTCTTTTTGAATTTGCAAACCAAACTTAGAGAAAAATTCTTGATTGCCTTCGAAGTCTTGAAATGACTCGAGATACATCTCTAATGAGTAGGCTGTTGAAAATGATTTGACTGGATCATCGCCAAATAAATCATCAAGTTCAGATTGAGATTCTCTTGGGATATAATAAACATCAATTCCATGATTCTTGATTGACTCAATGATCATGTCCTCAATGAGGAACTGCTCACGAGTTGCATCTTGATTGTTAAAGTATACTGATGTGCCCATTTTTATCCCACAATCATCATTGGTGGATATTCATAAATGTCTCGAAGTTTCTGCTCGAGCAATTCAACTTCTTGTGTTGCATCTCTGAGAATTGCTTCTCCATTGACGACCAAACCACCAGGAAGTGCATAGTTTGCATACTTACTTAAATTTGCACCCCATTGTTTCTTGAAGAGTGCAGCTGTATATTCTTTTACCCAAGAATCATTATAAATTTTTGTATAAACTGTCGGATCGATAATTCTTTGTGCTTGCATCACAATATAATCATTCTCAGATAATCTTGCATTCCAGTCCATGTAGATTGTCACGCGATTCACAGTTTTGTTATATCTAAATGGAACTTCTCCAGTCACGATCATATCAAGCATCGCAAGATGCGTGCGAGCGATGTAATAGTAAGTGTAACTTGATGCAGTTAAACTGTAGAAGTCATTGAGGCGAAGCTGATAATTGATATCAAAGATGTTAAATCCTTGACCATTTTGAGAACTGACGCTATCGCCAGTGATAGGCATAATTCGAGTAATTCCGACGATATTATCGGAGACGTCGACGTAGCCGTTAGCAAGATTATTTGCAGTTAACTGAGTCGCAAGATATATTTCTTCTGTTCCATCGTAGTGATAGTCACGATACTTTTGTAAAGCATCGTCAATGCGATCTTCCAATTGATCGTCGTCGACATTAATGTCGATAACTGGAAATCCAAGTTTACGAAGAGCGTAATCTTTAAGTTGTTCGCGAGTTGATGGAGATGCCATTTGAGACCTCAGTTTTTATTCTATATTTAGGTTATGCCCTATTTAAATTTGGAATCCACCAGAGCCTAATCCTCTTGCAACTGTAAGCGACCCCACGCTAACTGCATTAAAATCAGTTGAGAATGGAAATTTATCAATAGTGGAGACGTTTGTGTAGGAGGGTGGCGCATTTCCTCCATTAGTGTATCCCTCAACAGTTGAAGATGATCCAGATCCAGTCCATCTAGCTGCAGTTAAACTCCCTACGCTAGTAGCATTCGAATCAGACGCAAATAAAAATTTTTGAATTGTTGCCCCTGAGGTTCCAGGTGGCCAAGTTCCACCACCACTAGAATAACCATGAGTGGTGGAAGATTGTCCAGTGTGTCGAGTAGATGCGCTGGCTAGATCACCAACATCAGACGCTAATGCATAACTTGTAGCAGCCATTGGAAATTTATCGATAACATTCAATGCTGTTGCGCCACTAGTAGGTTCCCCACCTGAGTTATATGCATGAGTTGTTGATGATTGACCAGCAGCAAATCCACGAGCTACGCTTAAATCCCCAATATCAAATGAAAAACTATCCACAGAAAAGGGAATTTTTTGTATAATATTGCTTGATGTTGGGTAAACGCTGCCAGCACCAAATCCTAATCCGAATTGTTTAGATGAACTGCCACCACTAGTGTACACAACCTCGCTCAAATCACCAACATCTGAAGCATTACCTGCATATGCAAATGCAAATTTATCTATTGTATTTGTTGAAGGTCCACCAGTTGCACCACCAGAAGTATATCCATGCAAATCAGAAGATTGAGACGTTGCGCCATATCTACCTTGAGTTAAGTCTCCATGATCTGTTGCATTTGAAGTAGAAGTAGCAAAAGGATATTTGTCAATAACATTTGATGATCCACCTGGCATTATGTATCCACCAGAAGCAAATCCTGCCACCGATCCTTGAAATGATCCTTCACGCAGTAATGATTCTGCTTTGATCGATCCATCAAACACGAGCCCGCCTGAACCTTCTTGAATCGTGTATGATCCGATCATAATTTTATTATTGTAAACTTTAATAGCCATTAGTCTTGTTGTCCACTCATATATCCACGAGATTGAGTAAGATCGCCAAGATCAACGCAAAGATATGCACCGTCGCTGGCAGAAAATGGAAACTTATCAATAGTGTTCTGAACCGTATATGGCGCAACAGCACCACCTGCAGTGAAACCATGAGTTGTACTAGAAGTTCCAGCTGCACCGTACCTACCTTGAGTCAAATCAGCAATATCAGAAGAATTTTGATTTGTGATAAATGAAAACCTTTGAATCACATTGCTAACAGTTCCTGGCCAACCACCACCAGTCACATAACCATGATGTTGAGAAGAAATGCCTGAGGCGATTTGATATGCAGAAGCAGATAAGATATCTCCAATATCTGTTGCATTTGCGTCCGATGCGAATGGAAATTTGTCAATGACATTTGAACTGGTTCCGCCAGCAGTATATCCATGAGTAGTTGATGAATGTCCAGTTGAATAATATCTTGCTTGAGATAAACTTCCAACAGAGGTGGCGTTTAAATCAACAGCAAATGGAAATTTGTCGATCGTTGCTCTAGTTGGCGGTGTGATGCCACCGCTGCTATATCCTGCAGTATTTGAAGATTGACCAACTGGACCATATCGACCTTGTGTCAAATCACCAACATCTGTTGCATTACTGTGTATTGCAAATGGGAATTTGTCAATTACATTACTAAATGGTGGTCCCAGATATCCACCTGTTGAATAACCATAGGTTGCTGATGATTGAGACGCCAACAAACATCTGGCTTGAGTTAAATCTCCAACGTCAGTTGCATTAGACAATGCAAACACAAAAGAAAATTTGTCAATAACGTTAGATCCAGGAGGAAGCCATCCTCCACTCGTATATCCTGCCACAGTTCCTTGGAATGGATAGTTTAATGCTTCGATTGAAGTGGCGGTCAACGTTCCCATGGAATTTGAATAAGATGATTTGACAGAAATTCCAATGTTGTCAACTGATAAACTATAGTTGCCGAAATCAATTCTATTGTCGTAAATGCGAATGGTCATACTTGATGCCCCACGCTTTGTCTCGCTTGAGTCAAATCACCAATATCAGTTGCATTTGCATCTGTAAAAAACGGAAATTTATCGATAACATTACTGTAGCCACCTGGCCACGAAGGAACGTAATGACCGCCTGTGGAATATCCATTAGTTGTTGATGAAGAACCAGCAAGCCCAGATCTTTGAAGAGACAAAGTTCCAATAGAAGTTGCATTTGTATCGGCAGCAAATGGCCATTTATCTATGATATTAACACTCGCGCTTGGTGGGGTGCCATTAAATAAATTTCCGCCAACAGTATATCCATTTGTTGCAGAAGAAACGCCTCCTGGATAGTATCTTGCTTGAGATAAGTTTCCTACATCTACTGCATTTGTGTCAGTGGCAAAGGGAAATTTATCGATAGTGTCTCTACTAGTATATGGAGGATATGTTAATCCACCAGAAACATATCCACTGACGCTAGAATTATGTCCAGCGACGCCAAATCTTGCTTGAGTTAAATCGCCAACATCAGTTGCGTTTTGATTTACGCTAAATGGAAATTTGTCAATAACATTAGAATCAACCGAAGTTAATCCACCGCTACTATAACCGTGTGTTGTAGAGGATTGACCTGAATGAGATCTAACTGAAGTTGTAGTATCAGAAATATCTGTTGCATTTGCATCTACAGCAAACGGAAATCTATCAATGGTGTTAACGTTACTCCCATTATAACCTGCAGAATGATAGCCATGTGTTTTTGAAGATTGCGATGCACCAAAAAATCTTGCTTGGCTTAAATTGCCAACTGGAGTTGCGTTCGCATCAGTTGCGAATGGAAATTTATCAATAGTTGCTAATGCGCCACCATTGTATCCACTGCTCGCATAACCAGATATTGTCCCTTGAAAAAGATTTATAAAGTTTGATGCAACTATTCTCCCGTCAAAGGAAAATCCAGTGGGAGTAGCATAAAGAGTATAATCGTCAAATTGTATTCTATCTTTTTGAACACGGATCATAGATCGTCTACTGCTTCTTGAAGTGCTTTAAATGCTTCTGGCTCGTTCATTTGCAACTTCATAAGCAGATTGATCAATTCACTCTTATCCAATTCAGATATTTTTTGAGCAAGAATAATTTCCATTTTAACCAGCTGTATTTTTTGCTACAAATCCATCATACCATGATTCTGCAGCTGTTTGCACCTGTTCACTTGTAAGTTGAGCACCACCGACTGGAGACTCACCATCATCGCCATGCATTGGGCTGGCAGCATGTATTGCAAGTGCTCGAGTAACAAATTGCTCTTTTGTAAGATAGTTAATTGTATCTGGCACATAGTGATCTGGATTTTCTTCAATCCAGCCAATATAGGTGTGATCACTTGGGTTAAACCAGTGACCGCGATCGTCGATAAACTCTGGCACTAGGCGACGATGACCTTGTTTATGTAACTTGTATTCTGCAACAGGCATTTATTCTTCCTCTTTCTTTTCGAGCAATGCTACCTTATTTGAATAAGAAAATTCCTCAATTGGTTCGCTGCTGAATCCTTGTAGTTTCATTCTAGCAACGTCAACTTTATAAACATCAGCCAATTCGTCAACCAACTTATCAACAAATTCGTACAATCCGCTTACGTCCCATGTTTGTTGTTTGGCTTCATTTTCAACATAGGCTCGAAGAACTGCCTGCAACTTCATTGGATTCACACCAATCTGTTCGACGTATTCTTGTTCACCTTTCGAAATACTACCAAACTGACGAACATCACGAATGCATTGTACAATTGAACGTTTTAGGTGACTCTTTGTTTCTTCTTTCTCAATATCATGTTCAGTGAAACCAGAAACCTTCTCTTTTAATTCTTCGTAAAGAGCATTCAACGTAAGAACGTCTTTCATTGCTCCTTCAACGTAACTCATACCTTCAGCCAAACCCTCTTTAAGTTTCGTGAGTTTAACTTTTAATTCTACTTCGCGCCAATAATCGAGACCCTCTTTTTGAAGTTCTTCTTCAATTTTACGAATCTTAATCTCAACCTCAACATGGCGCCATTTGGCTTCGTTCAATGCGGCTTTCTTTTTAGCCATCTCAGCAGCAATCTGACGCATATTCTTATATGGTGCATGATAACTGAGATTTAGATGCTTCCAAGACCACTGAGAGTGACTATGATTCCAAATGCTTTGCAACTCTTCGACGTTTTGAATCGCCTTATCGACTTTCGTAGAGTTGACAAGCAACGAAGTGTTACCGAAACTTTGTATTGCCTTTACAGTACCTCGCCCAAAAACATAACTCATTGGGACTTTGAGTTCTGAGGATAGCGCCAAATCCTTGCGAATTTCCTCAAAAATGGCTAATTCTTTATCTTTCGCTTCATTCTCACTCATCTAAATCTCCTAGATCCATGAATCCAAATGACTAATGCATAACGATTTCCTTTCGTAATCGGAGTCACTTTATGCGTCATATAACTTGGGAACAAATGAACCGAACCTCTCTCTTTGGTTGCAACGACTTCTGTTCCATGATTATTTATAACTAACTCGCACCCCTCATATTCACTGGGATCGCTTAATTGAGCCGTGAAAGAGATCTTTCGAGTCACTGGCTCACCATTTCCAGCATCAACGTGCCAATCGTAATGACCCTTAACGTCGAAGTCAGAGGAATATTCAATTAACTGAATTCCATGAGTGATTCCAGTTAAATCGTATTGAAAATGATGTTCATTCGCAAACGATACAATGTTTGCGACTTTCTGAAAGATCCAATGGTTTTCTTCGTCGTTTTCTAGGATATAGATATTGGCTGAGCGAATACCTCTAGAAATACGACTATTTTCTTTCGATCCACCAACACCTGCTGTCGATGGATATGCATCGTTGAGCATTTTAAGTATCGTATCGCATTCTTTATCAGTAAACTTTAACTCTGGAATGTTTTGACTGTTGATCGGATAATATCCAGGAAAAGTATTATCTAAAGTGCTCGGAATAATAATGGTATTGAATATCGGTTTTGGAAACTTAAAGTCTTGCTTCTCTGTTTTGGGAAGAACATTTTTGACTTTATCTACACCAAACTTCTCACGACCATCTTTTGCATGAGATGCATATGGACCATTCGCATCAACATAATGAAAGAATACTTGAATGTGCCAGTTACCTTTAAACGCTGGACGCCAATGTAAGATATCGCATCCAGCATAAACTGCCATCTCTCCAATATCAAGATCGACTGGAATCTCTTTTTCTTCATCAAAGAAGATCTTCCAAAGATGTTTAGCGTCGAATCCAAGCGTCATGGTCGCGCTAATCTCACAGGCTGGACGATCTTTATGTTTTTTCAGTACCTCGCCAGTTCGATAGATTCGAGCATAGGTATATGTTGGGAGAAGAGTTTTGCCTAGATGATCACCAATCGGCTTGGCAAATCTTTGCAATAGTTCATCGAATGTGGGATCTCCATAAACAGAGTCACTCAGTGGGCATTGCTCGTCTTTCACAAGTTTACCCTGCTTGAGAAGATCAAACATGTAAGTGACTAATTGTTCACAATTTTCTTTTGGCAAGACATTAGATAGGATTACAAATCCGTTATTATCGAAATGCTCTTTTACACTCATGATATTTCTCTCTTAATATCAAAATTAAAACTCAAACTAATTCTCTTCTCATCACTCATATTTGGTTCAACATAATGCGAAAGCCAACTTGGAAATATAATACAACTTAATGGGCTTGGTTCAACTGGATAATTTCTAATTTTATATGGACTAGTATCGGCTCTTACTGCTGGGCTCTCGAGTATTAATTTGCCGCAGTTGGGTGGAGTCTTCAAATAAAACACACCAGATAATATTCCTTCGTGTGTATGCGCTGCGTTAAATGAATGTTTGTAATTTATGTTCGCCCACATACTGATTAAATGTAATTCTGGTAGGTCTTGCGATTTAGCAATATCATTTGCAAGAATTAATATAACCTTTTTAAACTCTTGGAACAATCCTTCTTTATGAAGATCACTTCTAGATTGCCACCCACCAAAATTACTTTTCTTTTTAGATGGCTCTGTTTCTTCTAGATGTGAAATTAAATCTAGATAATCGCTCGAGTGATATTTCTCGCTATTAATTATATATCCCCAAATAGGAACAGAAAAAATATTGTGTTGATTAGGATGCATCTGGATAAAACCCTTCGTAAAACCATTTATAATTGTTTAAAACTTCCTGTTGAAAGCGAGTAGAAAATGTTCTCTGTGGTTCTTTATAATATTGAAAAGATGGAGCAGTTTGATGATCAGCACGTTCTTTAAAATAT